GCTCACTCGTGCCCGTGGTAACATAATGTTGTACCTCGGTCCCATGACTCAAGGCAAAGGTATCAACGAGGCTTTTTACGGCCGGTCCAACATTGCTTCCGCTCTCCTCGCAGTGGTCGCCCAGCAGCAGTGTTCAGTGCTTACCGCTAACGTCGATCCCATGCGTCTCGTCGCTCGGGCGGTTCAAGCCCATATGGCTCGATCCCTTTCCCCGGCAGCCTGCCTTAGTGTCGGCCTTCCTCGTGCTTCACCGCTCGTTGGTGCCAACGTCTCTGCTTCAATTCGGCAGGAGTGGCTAGATTCGCCGCGGGATTCCGCCTTGGGTGATTACTGGACGGCCCGTTCACATCGCGCCACCTTAAAGGGTTATAAATCCGCTCCCGGTCCAGCCTTTAGCCGTCACTCGCATGCCCCCGCCAATCTCGCGACTGACGTCCGTGATTCATTGAAGCATTTCGTGTCTTTGCCAAATGATTCCGTGTTGCACACTCAATCCACTGGTTACGTCATGCCGGACGCCCCGGTTCTTACCTTGCAGCCCGATCCGGCCTTGTTTCATTCAGGCATGCGTGACCCCGATTTTCGTGAAGTCGTCCGTGGTACCAACTCGACAATGCAACATGTCCATGATGGCCCGCACGAGATTTTGCATCACACTCGTGCTGATCGCCTCACCGCATCAATCTCCGAGCAAAAGCGGATCAATGTTGGTGTCGATTGGGGCCATCTTTCACTCGGAGAGGCTCGTCGTTTAAAGCAGCTGAAGCGCGGTTTTAGCAAGTTTTTCAACGTCTCCGCATGGAATGAGCAGAGCTGGTCGCCTAATCTGTTTGAGCATTGTTCCACTGAGGCGTATTCGCCCTGGGTCGGCAAACGTACCAAGGCCCAGATTGCTCGCTCTTTGGCTAAGAATCCGCTTGACTCAGCTTGTAACTTTGCCCACCTCTTCCTTAAGAGCCAATTTGTTAAGAAGGAGGAAGCTCGCTATGCTGACGCCAAAGCCGGTCAAACTGTTTCTGAGTTCAATTTGGTCCGTCAGTTCCGTGATGCGCCGTACGCTTATTATCTTGAGCATATGGCCATGAAGTACAAGAAGGATGGAACGTATCTCCACCTCCGTGCGTCTCCAACTGACATGAACAACTGGTACAAAGCTCATTGGCGTAAGG